GCCATTTCTAATATCAATGGTTGATACATGCGCATTAAATTTAGGGTATGATTTTACATATAGTTTGCCGGACACCGCTTTGAGCATAGCCTCCATTCGCGCAATATCAACATCTCTAATTGTACCTGTTTCATAACGATATGTACTACAAGATACCAAAGAGGCAGAATACGCATTAACTACCTCATCTTTACTACCCTCTAACTGAAAGTGCAGTACATTCAATCCATCTATTTGACAGGCATTTTTACCTATCCAACGTGCTGCATGACTCTTACCAACGCCGGTAGGTGCCATAAAACACGTTAACTGGGTGCGCAAATCACGTCCATTGTTCATTGCATCAAGTTCGTCTATATAGAATCGAGTAATCGGCAACATTTTATTGTCAGCATTATGTTTCTGGCGATTTGCCTTGAAACGAATGCCGAATGTGTCGATTACGTCTACAAACTCTGATGAACGAAGATTAAACGTAGATGCCCACTCAGTATATTCCTGTAATTTCTTTGAGGCTTCTTCATGCCCCGATTTATTGTACAGTTCGCCTACCTCCTTGTAGATTTTCTGGAAACGCACCTGTTTAATGTAGTTCTCCAGTTGCTCCAAGATTTGTTCAGTTTCAATCACAGAAGCACTATCATAAATATCATCCAATAAAGAGACTGCGCTTTTGTTGTTTGCAATCATCTGTTTTAGGATGCTAAAAGTTGGTGCTTTCTTGTAATCCTTGTAATAAGAACGTAAGCAACTATGCAATGTAATAAAATCTCTGTCCGGCAGATATTCCTTACGAACATGCTCCATAACAACTGCAAGGATATAGTCATTTTCCATGCAGGTATAAAACAGGTCCATTAAAAATTCTTCTGTTAAGACATTACTTGTTTGCTTCGCCATATTCTACACGTATTCGGTAGAGTTCTGGGAATTTGCTTTGTGTTGCTTTCTTACACTTTTCCGTATAGTTACATTGCTTACATGCGTCTGATACAGGGGACCAGCCCAATGTAGAAGTCTGACAAAGCAAATACCCAACCTCTTGGTTTAATAGCCTTTTTTTAGAAGCCTCCTCAGAATGTACATAAATGTACTTAGCCTGCGGGTGCTCCCTTCTATCAATTATAAGATTTACAAGATATTCTCTGCTCAATTGAGCACTTGATAACCATGAGTTCTCATAATAGGCTTTACCTTGCTTACTTTCTTTCAATCGCTTAATTGAAGATGGCCCGAATGCTTGTTTTACGGTCCAGTTCTGGCGATTGCGATAAGTATAAGCTGTGCAGACGCAAAAATCAACAAGTCGTTCCTTTGTTACGGATCCAAACTCTTTTTCAAACAAGTCTAAAAAGTTTGATAGAGTTCTGATTGTAGCCCCACCTTGTGAAAACCTAAAGGTGGGGTCTACTAATCTTCTTTGTATCTCAGTGAAAACGGTAACTGTTTGTTTAATCAAATTTTCGCTTGCCATCTCTCGTAAGGTGTTTTTTTAGATACTGACGGGCAAGAAATAATCTACTTTTAACCGTTTCAATATTGCGAGATTTTAGCGTGCCCTTATTATATTCAATATCAGCTATTTCTTTTAATGAGTACCCGGCCTCCTGGAGTAACAAAGCGTCTTTGTGAATCGGCTTCATTGAATCCAAGACTGCAAGTATGTCATCGTTGTACAATTCACGATAATTGTCAATCCCCATTACATTAGCACTCGGCTCTGAGTCTTGTGCGTAGTTACAAAAGTCTTCAATATCATGGTCATCGTTTTTGTTATTGTGACGATTGCGTCTTCTTTCGAGTTCTGCAATTTGTCGTTTGGTTACGATATGTAGCCATGTATGAATAGACCTATTTGGGTCATAAGTTTCAATTCTTCTGAAAAAATTTATTAAAACTTCATTATAGTTTTCTTGTACGTTAGCTGGATCATAAGTGTAGTTCATACATAACTTATAGATCATGTTATAATAAGGAGCTACGTATTTTTCATATAGTTCATTTCTTAATGAAGCAACTTTAGGATCTAATTCTGGATCTGTGTATTCTGCTTCGCATATCGGCTTTTCCACGACTGTGCAACTTCTTGATTAAACAATAAAGATGCACGTGGATTCAAGTGATTATTCAAGCAATACAATTTCCATTTTTGTTCCTGTCTAATAAATTCAGACCTTACTTCATCATCGGATGGTTTTGGTTTTTTCTCTAAGAACGTGTAAAACCTTCCAAGCAATTCACCAAGCACTGATACATGCTGTGCGACAGCCCGTTCTTGCTGTCTTCTAATACGTCTCGCTTTACTCATAACGATTATTCTTATAAATTAAATTTCTTGATATAATAAAAAAAGATATGTGTTGCATCTGCCTCATTATCATCAACTGGAGTGGTCTTCCAGCGTAATTGACAGAACTTCATCATCATTTCTTTAGTCGCATTGCCATTTCCAGTAGCCCATTTTTTTACTGTTTTTGGATTAATGAAGGTTGGCTCTGGTAAATCCAATGTGTCGCATATTTCCATCAGTATGCCTCTGAACTCAGATAGTTTTCTGGTGTCTGTGAAGTGATTATTGACGCTCACATCCTCAGCAACTATCACTTTAATGTTATGCTTTGTGATAAACTCAATTAATGTGTTGCGGAATGCAGCGTGTTGTTTGTTGTTGTTTCGCCGCATAGATTCGGTAAAATTCCATGTGCCGCTACCGTGCATTGAGTAATATCCTGTATGTGTGGCAATATCTAATGCCAGCACATTTTCTCTTGTCACTCTTTCTTCACTTTCATGTTGATTAACCATTAATAAATGATACACCGTTTTGTTTGTTGACTACCAATTTGTATGGATAGTTCTCAGCAATATTACCGTGACTAACCACCAGTGACGTAATCTGGAGTGAGTTAAGTGCCTCAAAGATATTTGCCAATCCTGATTCATCGGTGGCATCTAAGATCTCGTCCAATACGAGCAAATCAAGGCCCCTACCTTCTGCACAGTTTACGTTAGTCAATTTGTGCATTGCCAAAATATTGGCCAAGTTTACTCGTGCTTTCTCACCTTCAGAGAATTTATCAAACGAGCCACAATCAACTCCGTCTCGAATCAGTGAAATAGAAATCTTATCTCTAATTTTACCGGATTTCAAAACAGTATAACCTGAAAATGCAATTCGTATATCGCTACCAATACGTTCAAGAAACTCATTCGTAATTCTACTAAGGTCATTGATCTTTGTATTCGCCAAATGGGTTTTGAACTCAATGAAAGTAGCTTCCTGAGCTTTATAATTTGCCAACTTTGCTGCAACCTCTTCTTGGTGCGCAATCGCCTTATTCCACTCTTCCTCATAACGCTCCTTGCTTGCTTTCAAGTTGTCAATCAAATCAGTTGCGGAAGATTCTTCAATATCCTTGATTGCCTCTTCGTATGACTTAATGGCACCATCAGCATTCTGGCGATTGATTTCTGCATTCTGAGATTCTGTTTCACAACCTTTGATTGCAATATCAAGAATCTCGAATGCTTTGTCGAATAGTTCAAGACGAATATCAGTAATCTCCTTTGTTATTTTGTCGATGCTTCCAGTAATAGAGAGCAACGAAGAAGAGATACGGTTTAATTCAGCCTGAGCATTGTTCACTAATACTTGTGCATTATTTACCTCTGCACTCATAGTAGCTTTCTGTTCAGCGAGAGCATTGTATGATTTACGTTTGTTACGACCTTGTTCTGTAATGTCATCAACTTGCTTGCATTTATCATCAAACTCTTGCTTCGTGTCCTCCAGCTCATCTTGCTTGTCTGACACCTGCTTGCGCACACCTTCAATATCAACATCTCCAGCCAAAGTAAACTCATGTGAACATTTAGGGCACATGATCACTCCTGCCAACTGCGCTTGCAATGACGCAATAGTTCGCTCAATTTGCTGACGCTTTCGTTGCAGCTTTGCTTGCTCTTCTTGCAACTCCTCAACAGAACGAGCCAACCGTTGCATTTCTGCTTTTAGAGTGCTTGACTGAGAATTGTATGTTGCTTCAAATTGCTCATACTGCGCTTTGATGCTATTAAGCGACTTG